CTTCTGCTGATAATAAAGAAGAGACTATCACTAAATAATGAAAATCTACTAATTCTAATTCAGTATTATCTAGTAAAGTACCATCTTCTTTAGTAATTTTAATAGCATCATTAAGAGTAACTGATAATTGTTCAATATCATATTCTGCTGATAAATAAGTGCTTAGTGCTCTTATTTCATCAAACATTAAATCTCTAGCATATACATTTGAAATAATATTATTGTAAGAACGTAATTCTGATGGTAAACCTGTCACTAAAGTATATTTGTGATTAATGCCAACTTTAGTTAAAAACTCACGATTATCTAGCATTTTATGGTTCCTTAATAATACCAATTATATTACATCTTAATGTATTCTTGGCAGCAACAGGGTCTTGTAATAGAGCTGTTCCTTCTGATCCATCTAATTGAACATAATATACCCAAGTACTAATTACTTGGAGAGCATTATCATATTCATTAATAGTTACTTGCATAGCATTACTCCATCCACCACCAGCAGATTCAAATCCACCATTGGATGAAGTTAATTTACCTAAACCAGTACCCTTCTGAAAATTAATCTTATTGGCATTTAATCCTAATAATTGCTTAACATATTTATAAACTGCTCGCACATTATTATCATAAAATTCAATAGCAATGTTATTTGGTAGTTCTCTACCAACATTCATTTTAATAGACTGTCCATTAGGACCAAATGGTACTTCTTCTGATTTAACCTCAGCATCTTCCCAAGTTACATTAGAAGCAGTAAATAAGTTTCCTACTAAATTTAGTGTAGTATCACTGAAACTTACATCCCACCGTACTGGAACATATGGCTGAAACTGTGCTCTGATATCATTTAGTTTTAACATATATTTTATACAGTGGGATGTTTGTCATTAAGTACCTGTACCCATTTGAACTATGAATGAATCATATTTAAATGTAATGCCAGGTTCTTGCACTTTTACGTCTTGTCCTAGAGTAATACCATTGGATTCCAATTGAAAAAGAACATTTATTAAAGTAAGAGTTTTCACTACTTTAGTACCTGTTGGATCATATAAACTCAATTTAACTAAAGGACATATCAATTCTGGTGTAGTCATACTAGTCAAATCTATGCTATTACTAGATTGATAGTTTTGCTTAGCATTAGAATAAGTAATGAAGAAATAAGTCAGGACGTCGCCGTTAGTATTATCTACGAATTCAGCAGTAACTTCACCATCACGATCTTGCTTCCCATTATATCCTAGTTTAAACCCACCTAATTCTACTTCAGCTGGAGTATCTTTTGCTTTAGGCTCAGATACTGTTTTAATCATAAATGGAACACCAGCTGGAGGATTAGATACTCCAGATGGCCAAGTTGAAATATCTACAGACCATTTATGCAACAGTTGTGGATCAGAGACAATTGCTCTTAACTCACTTAGAGATTTTAATGCCATGATAAATTATCCTTAGAATGAGATAGCAACTGATTTATTAAAGATACCTAATGTTACTGGGATCAATTGAATATCCTCAGTAGGTTGTAGACCAATAAAGATTGGCATACGACGAGCATCAATATCTGTATTAGTAATAATCTTAGTAATAGAGACTTGATAATCGTACAGACCACCAGGAGTATATAAATTATCTCTAATCCATAATGAGATGGCAGTTTCTACCTTACTCCATTCTGGAGCTATATTATCTCTAAACAGCTCTGATTGCAGATAAATATTCAAACCATATTTCAACATAATCAGCAACATTGCCACTGAACGTAGTTGTAATGGTGATGGAGTAACAGACAATGTTTCATTACCCCACACTGACATTCCATGACCAAGTTGATAACGAATTGGATTGATATTAGCATCAACAAGTAAATCACGTTGACCATCATCATATTTAACTGCAATATCCAACCCTTGAATAAGTCCATATACCCAACCAGCAGCTGGAGTAAACATGTAATATTCTTGAGTAACAAACGATTGAGTAAGAATACCCATTACAGATGGTGCTACCCAAACCATAGTTTGATTAAACGTATCAGCTATTTGAATCCAACCAGTAAACAATGAAGTATACGCAGTATCTATTCCCATCAAAGTTGGGAATGATGGAGTAGTAGGACCTTGACGATATTGAATTACTTGTGCTTCAGGTGAATTCATCAACTCAAGTGAATGCGGTGCTGATAAATAACCATGTGAGAACTGTGGTGAGCTATTTCCGCTAGCAGGATTAGCCAACGCATCAATAGCTTGAGCAACTGCTGGATAAGTAAATCCATTATCACAGAAGCACGAAATCTTATATGCTTCTTTATTGCCCATCTTATTAAATGCATTAATCACATCATACTGAGTAATAGCAGAACCATCACTACCACCTAGAGTTTGATTACAACCAGCATCAAGAATAGTACCTATATTACTTGAAATAGTATATTGATCACCAATATTATAATCAGTAAATATAGGAGTTTTCTGCCATAAATAATATTGCACACCGTTAAATACACCAGAAGCAGGCACATTATAACCAGATTCAAATTCATATACAATTGAACCCTGAGCAATAGTAGTAGTTTCAACTACAGGTCTATCAATAGCTAATGTAACTCCACTATCAGCAGTATCACCACTTATTGATAATACTTTATATTCAGGACCAGTAGCACTAAACTTAATACGACTACCAATAGTAATATCACCTTGTGCACTAATAGTAATATTCTGATCACCAGTTACTACATCTTCAAGCAAAGTAACTGAAGTCTGAGCTAAGAATACTGTATTAGCATTTTGAGCCCATACACCATAATTAGAAACCAAAGGTAGTGAACGTGTCAAATCAGCTGCATTATCAAGTAATTTAATATAAACAGATGTACCATTAATAACAGTTTCAGCTTGTAATTGATTGCCATAACCATCAATAAATGGATCACGAGTTACTTCCCATGATTCTACTAATGCATTTTGCCAATATACGTCTAAGATTACAGCATTAGTAGGATAATTGGTTGAGGCACGAGTACCAATCTTAATCAATTTACCACGAGCACCAGGATAAATTGCTGTTACTAACCAAGCATCACGATAAACAATATCATTACTAATCATCAATTGTACTTCTGTACCTGCAGCAACTGTGCAAGTAGTAGAGAATGTGATGGTATTCTGAGTCTCATTTACTAGAGCTTTAGAAATTAATGAAACTACAGTACCACTAATAGAAATAGAATGACCATTAACAATATTATCTGAACTAGTTACTTGTAAAGTATTAGTATTACTGGCATCAGCAGTTAAAAAGATCTGTGGATTGAAGCTAACAGCTGCTCCAGTATCATAATTAAATACTTCTGTACCAGCAGCACCACTAACATTACCAGAATTGGTTAGAGTATGTACTTCAACTTGTACAGGTCCAGCACTAACAATAGTAAAGAATGGAGTGCTATTATCCATACTAGAACTAGTACCAAAGGAAATATTATCTCCTTCAGTAAACGTATGACCAGCAGCTGTTACTAGTAAAGGAACTACTACTGATACTGAATCAGTGGCAGTATTAGTAACTGTAAATCCAGCATCAGCATATACTCTTGGTGCTTCATATAATGGAAATTCATACGAATCAGTACCTGCTAATGAAATACCAGTAGTTAATGGACTGATAATAGGATCAGGCATTGAACCTGGAGTCTGGAAAGTATTAAAATCAGGTTGAGTGATTTCAAATCTTACTAGAGCACCAGCATATGCAGCATCAGCATGAATTGCACGAGTAATCCATAAAATATTTGATGCTGAAGAGAGTAATTGAGCACCATTCCATGATGTACCTTTTGCATTATTTGGTGGCGCATAAATAATAGGCTGTTGTGATGGGTCAGTAAGGCAGTATGGGACAATAGGACCCCAGTCAGCATTAATTACTGTACCAATCTCAATACCATTTAATGTAGGTATAATAGCAGAACGATTCTGTTGAGAGAAGGTTACTTTGGCATTACCCATTATTTTGCTCCCTTAGCCATATTAATTACTAAACCTTTAGTACTCTTTAGTACTGCATATATAGCAGGAGTAACATCAAATGGTCTACTGTTTTTCGGATGGAGAATAGTGTGATCTTCAACTTTATTCTCCCCAATTATATCTATAGATATATCAGCTCTACTGATATTGGTAACAACAATTTTCATATCTTGTCCTATGGTAAACGGGTACTAATAGTTGTATCAATGTAATTGACAATATGAGATTCAGAATAAAAACCACTGAAGAATGCTCCAGAGACTACACATTGAAACTTTACTGTATTTAATGCATTTTGGCTCTCAAAATTAGCATAACTAACATCAAAAGTATCTCTATCCCATAACACAAAATATGGTATTGGAATCTTATCGCCATCATCAAATAAGTCTAATTCCAACTCACAATTATCTAATTTTAATAATTGCTGGTAGAATAATAGAGTTAAAGCAAAGACCATATCCTTACTTTCTGTAATAATACAGAAATCAATTGGTATGTCAAGTAATGATACATCTCGTACTTTAATAGCACCAGTATCATTAGAATCTGTTGGTAATCTGACCTTGGAACATCTATTATCATCCCATGGTGTCATTATGTATTTTTGACTTGCTTTCTCATATCCAGCCATAGCTGAAAAATTTATATTTTGAGGAAGTCTTTCTGATAATTTTGGAGTCCCAGTAGTATATAATAATTTATTTTGATAAAGAGAACCATCAATATTTACAGCAGATACTGACATAGTTCTAGCTAGAAAATTCTTACTATATAATAAAATACCTTCTAAATTAGGAGTATATTGACCAGCAACACTAATATCATATTGAGCTAGAAAATCTACTACATCCTTGGACAATTGTCCTAGTAATT